CCTTTGACATTGAGCGGGCCGTTAAGACCGGCGTTGCGCTGGGCGACACCAATGAACAGATTGCCCGGTCAATTGTTGGCGACGGAATGCGCGGGCCGGAAGCGTTCCCGCGTGGCCGGCGTGACGTCATGGCGGTCACCCGAACAGCGGTGCAGACGGTGGCCAATGATGCCCGCCTTGCCACGTTTGAGGCCAACACCAACGTGATCAAGGCGGTGCAGTGGATCAGCACCTTAGACAGCCGCACTAGTGATATTTGCATTGCCCGATCCGGCCTTGTTTGGACGCTGCCCGGCTATAAGCCAAAGGGCCATAACATTGAATGGCAAGGGCCGCCGCCCGCGCATTGGGCTTGCCGATCAACAATCATCCCGATCACCAAAACATTCCGCGAACTTGGCCTAGACATTGATGAAGTGCCGGCATCCACTCGCGCCAGCATGGACGGGCAAGTCGCCGCCGATCTGACTTTTGGCGATTGGCTGAAAGGCAAGCCCGTTGAGTTTGCTGATGAGATGCTAGGCAAGGGCCGCGCCCAGCTTTGGCGTGATGGCAAGATCACTTTGCAGGACTTGCTAAACGCGCAAGGCGTTCCGCTAACGCTGCGAGAGTTGCGTGAGAAATACGGCTAATCCGCCACCTTGTTATTGACATCATAGTTTGTTAAAGTATCGGCGCTTACAGCATGGGTTGCGCCCATGTTGGAGTTAACGGCCAGTGGCCATCTGTCCAGAGGACGCCAAGAATGAGCGAAGGCAATAGCGAGATTGAAGAACTGAAAGCGGCGGTAGACGCACTGAGTGCGAAAAACCGGGAACTGCTGGGCGAATTAAAGACGGTCAAAGCGAAGGCGCGGGGCGCTGACATTGATCCGAATGAATTTGCAGCCTTGCAAAGCGCCAATGAGGAACTTTTCGCCAAGCTGACCAAAGTCGAAAAGGAAAGCGGCAAGACAATCGAAGGACTGCAAAAGACATTGCAGACCAAAGACGCCACCTTGCAAAGCTATCTGATTGATAATGGTTTGTCTGATGCCTTGCTAAAGGCCAACGTGAGGCCCGAACTGATGCCGGCAGTGAAGGCGATGCTTCGTGCAAATGCCAAACTTGCCGACGAAGGCGGGCAATACAAAGCCATTCTTGGGGATAAGCCGCTGTCCGATGCCGTTATGGAATGGGCAGCCACCGATGAGGGCAAGCACTTTGTTGCAGCGCCCGCAAATGCTGGTGGCGGCGCATCTGGTGGCAATTCGGGCGGCAACAACATTCAGCCTAAGGGCAACCTTGGCGGTGACAAGACACAACGAGTCAACGCCATCGCTTCCCGATTCCCCGAACTTGCCAATAATGGCTAAATAAGGATTACGTCATGTCTCTTTCGCAGATGCAGGTTTTCAACCAGTATGTGATGCCAGCGACCATCGAAACGCTGGGCCAGATGGTTGACAAATTCAACGCCGCTTCTAACGGCACCATCCGTCTGACCACTGCCGGTTTTGATGGCGATTTCTTGCAGGAATCGTTCTTCGCCGCCATCCACTCGGCCCAGCGCCGCGTTGATCGCTACGCTTCGCAGGCATCGGCCAGCCCGACCGATCTGACCCAGCTTAAGCATGTGTCGGTGAAGGTTGCCGGTGGTTTCGGCCCGATCCGCTTTGAACCTTCGCAGTTGACTTGGCTCCAGAAGCCGACCGCCGAAGGCATCGAAGTGGCCAGCCGCAACTTTGCCGAAGCCCTGCTTCGTGACCAGCTTAACACCGCCGTCGCGGCGCTTGTGGCTGCCATTGAGAACCAAGCAACTGCCACCAATGACGTGTCGGCTGGCACCAATGCCGTTGTGACTTACAACGTCATCAACGGCGCACATGCCAAGTTTGGTGATCGTTCGATGGACATCCTGGCCAACGTGATGACCGGCTCCATGCTGCACAAGCTGGTTGACCAGAACCTGACCAACACCGCGCGCCTGTTCTATGCACAGGGCGTTCAGGTGGTGGACATTCTGGGCAAGGCCGTGATCGTGACCGATGCGCCGGCTCTGTCCGTGGCCGGTTCGCCGGGCAAGGATAAGGTGCTGGGCCTGGTGTCTGGCGCTGCGACCGTGTTCGACGGTGGCGATGTCATCAGCAACATCGACACGTCCAACGGTCAGACCCGCATCGAAACGACGATGCAGGTCGATTACAGCTTCGGCCTTGGCCTTAAGGGCTATGCTTGGGACGAAGCCAACGGCGGCAAGTCGCCGACTGATGCCGAACTGGCGACCGGTTCCAACTGGGACAAGGTTGCGACCGACATCAAGAACACCGCTGGCGTTATCGCCATCGGCGACATGTCGTAAGACGTGAGGGAATGGGGCTGGCAGGAAGTGGCCAGCCCCAAACCTTTTGGGGGCGATGAATGAAGATTGCATATGAGCCGCACCCGGTGAGCGCAGCCCGCAAGGCTGAATTGCGCGCTGGCGGTTACAAGATTCTAGATGCCCGCTACAAGCCGCCCGGCGCTGTTGTGAAACAGCCGGAGCCTGTGCTAGAAGCTAAGGCAGAGCCGATCACGCCAGCACTGGCACCATCCCCGATCAAGCGGGGCAGGCCGCGCAAGGGAAGCTAAAAGATGGCGTTTGTTGTCGAAACCGGAGCCGGCCTTGCAAACGCTAACAGCTTTGCCAGCGTGGCGGCGGCTGATGCCTATGTTGCGGATCGCGGCATTACGGGCTGGTCAACTTTGACAACAACAGCCAAGGAACAGGCGCTAATCCGCGCCACTGACTTTCTAGAAGCCACCTATCGAAGCGCATGGAAGGGCTTTCGGAACACCGAAGCGCAGGCTTTGGCGTGGCCGCGTTATGACGTTTGGGTGGAGATGTTCCTTGTCGATAGTGACACGGTGCCATCTGCTGTGGTTCGCGCCACGATTGAAATGGCGCTTAAGGCCACGACGAACACCGACCTGATTCCAGACACTGGCCGCACGATCACCCGCGAAAAGGTGGACGTGATCGAAATCGAATATAGTGAGTTTGGGCCGCGCGGAACGCAATTCACAGAGATTGCGCGCATCCTGTCGCCCTATACAAATTCAAGCAGCGGCGGCGCGTTTGCCTCTGTGACGGTGATCCGCACTTGACGGGCATTGCAGAACGCGCCGCGCTTTTGCTTGCCCGCGAGGGCGAGACGGTTAGCATTGCGTTTCCCGGCACACCCGCGTTCAATCCGATCACAGGCGAAGCGCAGACGCCAACGGCTGCAACGACCGTCACCGGCAAGGGCTATCCTGGCCAATACCGCAAAAGCGAACTTGACCAGACGACCGTGCAATCTGGTGACATCCGCTTGACGCTGGAAAAGATCACGCCGCGACCGGAAGTCAATTGCACGGCGACCGTTGACGGTAGAACATACCGCGTGATGGACGTGAGGCCGATCCGCAAGGCCGGCGCTGATGTGATTTACATTTGTCAGTTGAGGGCAAACTGATGAGCGGCGAGATGCTAGAAGTCGGCGGCGACATTTGGTTCCCGGTGCAATGGGAGCGCGGCACGGTTGAGGCTATCATCGCAGAAGGCGACGAGATCACGACCGTGCTAATCCGCAAAGCTGATGGAACACAGATCGCGCTTGATTATGCAGACGGCGAAACGGTGACAGTGCAATGAGCCAAGCCACGATTAGCGCCGCCCTGAGCGCCCGCCTTAACACGCTGGCGGGCTATCAGGTGCAATGGGAAAACTCGCCATTCACGCCGCCCTCTGGTGTCTATCTGGCAGAGTCATTCCTACCGGCTGCCACGCTGGCCGTGGGCATTTCCAACGCATCCAGCGACGAATATGGCGGCATCTATCAGGTGAGCGTGATGGCACCCAAGGGCGCGACCAAAGGGCCGCCAAGGGTGGCCGCTGATGCTGTGCTGGCGTTGTTCCCGCGCGGCCTGCAATTGACGCGATCCGGCATCACCGTGACGATCTTGCGGGCCAGCATGGGGCCGGCGCTCATGGATGGCGACCGCTATGCCGTGCCGCTGTCAATTGAATATCGGGCATTTGCATGAGCGCGGGCGGCGACTTTGCGCTTGATCTAAGCAAGTTTGCCGAAAAGGCAGGCGAAGCGGCTAATGCCGTGATTAGCAAAATCTGCCTTGATCTGACTTCCAACATTATCCTCAAAACGCCGGTTGACACTGGCCGGGCGCGGGCTAACTGGCAAACTGGTGTCAATCAAGCGCCAAGCAATGAGATTAGCGCCACCGACAAATCTGGCAGCGCAACAATTTCAGCGGCGGCGCGTGATGTGCAGAACGCACCCGGCAACGTCTTTTATATCACCAATAACCTTCCCTACATCGCTTCGCTAGAATTTGGCCTATACCGCCCAGGGCCAAACACAGTTGGTGGCTTTTCAAAGCAGGCTCCAAGTGGTATGGTGCGGATTAGCATTAACGAAATCAGCCGCGCGCTGCGACTGTAGGAGGTCGAATTATGTCTGACGTTGTTTCTTCTGTTGGCACTATCGTTTCGGTCGCCAACGCATCGCCGGCAACCTATAACTCTGCTGGCTTTGCCGCCCTCACTTGGGTGGCTTGCGGTGAGCTTGCCGAACTGCCGGCCTTTGGCGCGGAAGCCGCGCTTGCCACTCACACGCCGCTGGCGACCGGCATTGTTGCCAAGCGCCGTGGTTCGCTGAATTATGGTAGCGTTGCTTTGACGATGGCCGTGTCGGATGACGATGCTGGTCAGACGATCTTGCAGGACGCTGCCGAAGCGGCTGCCGGCACCGACGCACAGGTTGCGGTCAAGGTGCTGCTGGTGAATGGTGAAATCCAGTATTTCACCGCCCAGGTGATGAGCTACAAGGTCAACGTGGGCAACGCCGACGCCATCACGATGGCCGAAGTGACGCTTGAAATCGACAACAAGGTTATCAAGGTTTCTGCCCCGTAACACGGAACGCCAGCGGCTAGGGTAGCACCCGAAAAGCGGATCGCCCGCCGCCTGCCGCTGGCACTTTCGGGCTGACATGAAAGGGCAAACATGGACTTGAACACGCTTAAGGCCGTGAAGGCCGACGAAGGCGCGACGCTGCAACTGGTGCATCCGCAGACCGAGGAGCCGCTTGATGGGATGACCATCACGCTCTTGGGCCAGGACAGCGCCGCTTATCGTAAAATCCAGATGGCCAAGCAGCAAATGGCCTTGAACCGTCTTGCCAAGGGCAAGCGGGCAACTGCCGATCTAGACGCCGAAAAGCTGGCGGCTGAGATGATTGACGATCTGGCCAAGATGACCATCAAGTGGACGGGCTTCGAGTTGGATGGCAAGGCGCTTAAGTGCGAAAAGGCTAACGCGGTGACAGTCTACACCGATTGGCCGTGGATTCGTGAACAGGCACAGGAGTTTGTCGCTAATCGCGCAAACTTCTTTCACGGAAACGATTGAAACGCTGTCGATTTACGTCAAGCAAATCGCTTGGCTAAACACCATCCCCGAAAAAGAAAAGCGGCCAAGGCGTGACACGGTGGGCGGCGATCTGCCGCCCATCACCGCTGGCGCTTATTTGCTAGACCTGCTTTTCGAGATTGGCCCAGCCCAGCCGCTTGCTATGAGCAGCCCGGTGGCCATCAGTGAGCTTGAAATAGCTGCTTGGCAGACCAATCGCGGCATCAGCTTGTCGGCATGGGAAGCCGGCACGATCCGCCGCCTATCGCATGATTATGCTTCGGCGCTGTCTAAGGCCAGTCAGGCATCCTGCCCACCGTTTTACATGTCGCCGGAACGCATGACCGCAGATCGGCGCGACAAAATCAGCAAGGCGATGTCGTCCTGGGCTGACAAAGTGAACGATGGTAAGCGCGCTTTGCAAAAATAGCCGCGCTGTGGCATAGATAGCATGAACAGAATGGGGCTTGCTTAATGGCCGAACTTGCAAGGCTGCGGATCGCAGTAGACAGCACAAGCGCCAAGACCGCCGAACGCGATCTTGAAGGGCTTGCGTCTGCCGCTGGAAATACTGGCCGCGCTGTTGATGCGATGATTGCCGGCCAAAAGCGCATGACTGAGGCCATGCAATCGGCCCACAAGCCGACGCTTGATGCGGTGCGCTATTTGGACTCGCTGAACCGTGAGCTTGAGACGATTGGGAAGTCATCGCTGCAAATCAAGGCGATGGAAATCAAGATGGCCGCTGCGGCGGCTCCCACTGCTGAACTGGCGCGCGAAATCCGCAGCATGGGCGCGGAACTGATCAAGGCCGAACGCGCGGCCATGACTACTACGCCGCACATTGCTGGCATGGGCAACAGCAGCAAGCTGGCCAGCCATCACACGCAGAACCTTGCGTTCCAGTTGCAGGATGTTTTCGTCGGTCTGACAAGCGGCCAAAAGCCGATGACTGTGTTTTTCCAACAGGGCAGCCAAATCGCCGGCATCATGATGCAAGCCGGCCTAAGCGTGCGGGCGTTTGCTACAGAAGTTGCCGCATTGACGGCCCGCGTGGTGGCTGCTGTTGCGCTGAATCCGGCGTTCCTGGCGTTTGCCGCTGCGGCTGGCACGGCGTTTGTGGCGTTCAAGGATTTTCAGGCGCAGGTCGGCAAGACGGGCGAACTGGAAAAGTTCCAAAAGAGCCTTGGCTTGACCAAAAAGGAATTGAAGGAACTGGAAAAGGAAGTCGGCCCGGCTGCCATCACAATGGGTGATGTGTTCAAGGGCCTGGGCAAGACCATTTCGGACGCTTTGAATTTGGACAAAGCCTTCGACATGTTCAAGAAAGGCTTTTTTGCCACTTTCCGCTTTGTGGCGGAATTGGGCAGCGATGTCGCGGCGGGCATCTATGCGGCGTTCGTCGGCGGCTTTCGCGGCATTGTTGAGGTGTTCAAGAATTTGCCGGCTGTTTTGGGCGATCTGACCATTAGGGCGGTGAACAACGTAAGCCGCGCGATTGAAGTTTTCCTGAATGGGTTTATCGCATCAACGAACACGCTGCTTCGCAAGCTGGGCATGGAAACGATCAAAACGATTGTTGACATTCCCGAACTGGAAAACAAATACAGCGGCGCGGCCAATGCGGCTGGCAAGGCGTTCACCGGCCAGATCAAGCAGGCTTTTGGCGAGGCCAAGGATGGCTTTCGCGCGGCTGGCGACACATTGAGCGCCAACATCATTGACGCCGCCAAGCAGCGTATGGAAGGCGGTGCAGACACGATCCTTGACGAACGCACCTTAAAGAAAGCGGCCAAAAAAGCTGGGCAGACGCTTGGCGAGTATATCGCTATCGAAACCGGCCAGGCCATCACGGCGCTGGAAAAGTCGTTCAGGTTTGATGATAGCGTTTTCAAGGACGCTGGCAAGCGCCTGCAAGAAATGGCTGACATTGGCAGCAACGCACGAGCAGAAGCCGCAAGGCAAGCCGACGAAGCTATGCAAAACAGCCTAAACACGTTCAGCGATGTTATGAGCGGCATCGGTGATCTGTTTGGCCAGAAAGTCGGCGGCGCTATTGACCGTCTTGGCAATTTGATGAAGCGCACCTTTCCAGAGTTTTCGGCAAGCATGGGCGCAGCGTTCAAGGGCATTGGTCAAAGCATTAACGGCGTTCTGGCCGGTTTTGGCACTAACTTGAATCAGCTTGGCGGCGCTGCCTCGTTTGGCTCCACTGTGGGTGGCATTGTTGGCAAAGGCAATCAGGGCGCGCAAATTGGTGGCGCGATTGCTGGCGCTGGCGGCATGGCCATCGGACAGACCATCGCGGCCTTGGGTAGTGCAGGCGGGCCGATTGGCATGATTATCGGCAGCGTTATTGGTTCTTTGGTTGGCGGTCTGTTCAAAGGCAAAAACAACTTTGCGGATGTGATGTTGTCAGGCACCGGGCCAGGAACCGTGTTCAATCAGCGCGGCGGCGCACAAAGCACACAGGCTGGTCTACAGCTTGGCGGCGCTTTCAGTCAGCAGCTAAACGCCATTGCAACGGCGCTTGGCGGCACGGTTGCCGGCGGCCAAGGCTTCGGAAGCCTGGGCTTTAGCGGTGAGCAATTTTATTTCAACGCTATGGGCGGCGACTTCAAAGCAGGCGGCGCGCAGAAGTTTGCCAGCGCAGAGGAAGCCGTTGCGGCGGCTATCAAGAACGCTGTCAGCAAGGGCGCGTTTGAGGGCCTGAGCGAAAGCAGCAAGATCATCGTTGAAAAGCTGGCCGGCCTTGGCGCTGATGAGATCATGAAGGTGCTGGAACAGATCAGCACCGCCCGCAATGCGCTGGCCGATGCCTATAACCGCGAGGCCGCTGCTATCGGCGCGACGATTGAGAAGTTTCAGGCCATGACGGCCAATCTGCAAGCGTTCCGCGATACGCTGGCACAGCAGTTGATGACGGCGGAAGAAATCTACACCGCCGCCCGCAGCAAGTTTGAGGAAATCAGCCAAGCAGCCATCGCCGGCAATGAGGAAGCGATTGGCCAGCTTGTCGGCGTTAGCCAAAACTATCTGGAAGCGGCAAAGGGCTTCCTGACACCGGAAGAATATAACCGCGAAATTGAAAACGTGATGAAGGCGGTTGATCTTGCTATTGAGCAAAGCAAGTCGCTGGAAGCCTATGCGCAGGAACAGCTTGCCGCGCTTAACGCCAGTGTTGAGGGGCTGATTACGCTTGATCAAAGCGTTTTGAGCGTGGCGGATGCAATCAAGAATCTGCAAGACGTGATGAAGAACATCAACACCCGCCCGATCAATATCACCGTGACGGGCGGCACCGGATTCCAAACGGATGGCGGCGGCGAAATGCCCGGCTTTTATAATGGCGGTATGCATAGCGGTGGCTTGCGCCTGGTGGGTGAGAATGGCCCAGAGATCGAAGCCACCGGCACTAGCCGCATCTATAACGCCAATCAGACGGCAGACATCTTGGGCGGCAGCATGACAACGGCTAACCAGATCGCCGCGTTGCGTGATGAGATGCGCGCCAGCCTTTACGCTATCGCCAAAAATACCGGCAAGACGGCCAATCAGCTTGTGCGCTGGGATGGCGACGGCCTGCCGGATGCGAGGGGCTTCTAAATGATTATCGTTCAGCCCGTTCCCGTCACTTCTGCAATGGTGACGGCAAGCAATGTCGCCATCACTGAGACGCTATGGACGGCTGGCACCTATACGCTTGGGCAAGAGCGTTATGTTGGCACCCGGCTTTATAAGGTTATCGTTGCCAGCACGACCGCCAATCCGACTGTTGGCGTGACGGCGACTCCGCCAAGCTGGCAGGACATTGGCGCGATCAATCGTTTTAAGATGTTCGATCAGGTGGTGAACACGCAAACCACCCGCACCGGCCTGATTGACGTGAGCATATTGCCGGGAACGATCATCAACGCCTTGGCGATGTTCGATCTGAATGGCGTGTCAACGACGATCACGATGACCGATCCGATTGAGGGCGTGGTTTTCAACGAGACGAAAAGCCTGCAAGACAACACCATCATCATTGATTGGTATAGCTATTTCTTTGAGAGCATCACAACGGTATCTGATGTGGTGTTCTTGGGCTTGCCTGCTTATGGCGGTGCGACAACACGCATTCAGGTAAATGCTGGTGCAGGCACCGCAGCCATTGGCGAAGTCGTGATCGGCAAGCAACGCAACCTTGGCGTGTCAAACTTTGGCACCAGCGTTAGCATTCTGGATTATAGCCGCAAGGAAACCGACCAATTTGGCAACACGGTTGTCGAAACAAGGCCATTCTCTAAGCGGGCCGATTTTGACGTTACCGTGGAAACGGGTGCCGTTGCCGCTGTGCAAAAAGCCTTGGCTGACATTCGCACAACGCCGACCGTGTTCATTGGTGATGAGGATCGCGCTGAAACCATCGTGTATGGATTTTATCGCGGTTTTAATATAGTTATATCCACGCCAAGCATTTCCGATTGCAGCATTGAAGTTGAGGGCTTGATCTAATGGCCATTACGCCGCTTCCCACACCGCCCAGCCGGTCACAGTCGCCAGCCACGTTCAGCACGGACGCAGACGCCTTCCTTGGCGCGCTGCCAGCCTTTGCCACTGAGGCAAACGCACTGGCAACCGATGTCAACGCGGATGAGATCAGCGCAGCAGCAGCGGCAACCGCAGCGGCTAACAGCGCCAACATTGCGGTGGGCGCGGCAAACTATAAGGGCGATTACAACGCCGGCACGACCTATCAGATCGGCCAGAGCGTAACGAGCGGCGGGCGGCAGTGGGTGGCCAAGACCATCAACACAGGCATCACGCCGGTTGCGGGCGCTAACTGGCTGTTGATCAATGATGGTGACGTGCTGGGGCCGCTGAGTGCTACAGATAACGCCCTTGCTGTCTATGATGGCACCACCGGCAAGATCATTAAGGCTGTTGCTAGTGTTGGCACATCGGGCCAAGTGCTTGTCAGCAACGGCGCAGGATCACCGCCTTCATTTGCTCCGCTTCCCGGCGCGAACTTGCCGCGCTCGACTCGCACATCCAACATTCAACTTGTCGCCGCTGATAATGGGCGCTTGATTGAATATACCGCCAACAGCTTCACCCAAACATTTGCCAGCGCCGCCGCGCTTGGCGCTGGCTGGTGGTGCTATTTGTCTAACGGAAACCCGCCCGCTTTTGAGCGGGCTGGCGGGGTTAGGGCTATTCGAAGCACAAGCGGCATTGCATCTGGAAACCTAAAAGCAGGTTTTATTCAACCAGATGGAACAAATCTTTTCACGGTAAACCCCGCCGGATCAGGTGCAGGGATGGTTTATCGTTACGGCATGTCAACGCCAAATGATCTTTTGTCGCTGAATACAACATTCAACCAATCGTTTAATGCTTCTGCACAAGTTGCAGGCAATGTTCACACCATTCTTTTTAGGCCGAATGGCTTGCAAATGTTTATTTTTGCTTATTCAGGTAGCAACGCGCAGGTTTTTGTTTACAATCTTTCCACAGCGTGGTCGATCAGCACTGCAACCTATTCTGGAACGTCTTTTACGTTTGATCTTGCGGGCTTTCCAAATGGTGCCGCGTTCAAAGACGATGGCACGGCTGTTTATATTGGCAACTCTTCTCAAATTCGCCAATATACATTAGGAACGGCTTGGGCTTTCACCAGCGTCACAACGGCGCACACGCTTTCTATTAATGAACCTGTATCAGATGGACTTATGCTTTCGTCGGATGGCCGGCGCATGTTTACCTATCAAGCTTCACCTGGATTTGGATATTCAAGGCTTGCAGAATATCGCCTGTCTACTGCTTGGCAGATTTCAAGTGCTACTTTCTATAATGCAGTAAATGTTTGCTATGGAAATATAAACAATTTCGAACCTTTCTACGCTGTTGGAACAGGTAGAATGTTTTTCCGAACATCATCCTCATTTTCCGATTACGTTTTAAATTCTACGCAATCAACCTTTGATGCGATGGAAAACCAAAGCGGACGTGATATTACTTTGGAAGCGTTTGCCGGTCAAACGATTGATGGGCGCACGTCTTTCGTGATGTATCCCGGTGAGCTTCGGCTTGTTGTCAGTGATGGCAGCAATCTGTTCAGCTATCCAATCAAGCCATTTCAGCGAGTTTTTACGGTAACAGGCACGTTTGTTTCACCGCCTGGATACTCAGCTTATAACGCAATTGTTTGGGGCGCTGGCGCTGGCGGCTTTTCTGGCGCTGATATTGATTCATATGGCAGTGGTCACTTTCCCGGCGGTGGTGGCGGGGCTTATGCCCAAACCACCGTTTTGGCATCAAGTATTCAATCGTTTAGCGTTCCAGTTTTTGTCGGAGCGGGCGGAGCAGGAGGTATTTATTCAGCAGGCTCTCCACAACCTGGCGGTGCTGGTGGCCGTACTTCGTTTGGCAGCTTTGTGACTGCCTATGGCGGGCTTTCAGTTTATATCAACAATCTCAGCGGCGGCGCGTCAATGACGCCACTGGCCATTAATGTTAATGCAAGTAGAAACCCAACTTTTCCAGCCGATTCACTTGCGTTTTATAATGGGGGAACGCAGACATCAACTAGCGATAACAGTGGATATTCTATTTTTGGCGGAGGTGCGGGTGGCGCTAGTGGCGGTTCAACCAGCAATTTCGGCAGTTGCTCAATGTATGGCGGAGGCGGTGGCGCTTCGTCAACTACCACTGGCGGGAGATCATTTTATAACCAGTCGCTGATTGTTGATTCTAGCGCCGGGTCTACTCCGTTTCTTAAAGGTGGCGGTAGCGGTGGGAGAATCAGCACAACTCGCGCGGCAACACCCTTGCCGGCTTTTGGTCAAGGTGGGGGTGGAAGTTTTCAAAGTAGCTCAAGTTTTCCGGCTGGCGTGGGGGCCGTTGGTGGCATTGCTGGCGGTGGCGGATCAGGTGCTAATGCCAGCGTAAGCAACGGCTTTACGCCCGCTGTTGGCGGCGCTGGCGGCAATGGTCTTTGCATCGTTCAAGGGGTAATTTAATGATTAGGGCGCATCAAGTTGGCGCTGATGGCGTCATTGTGGAAACCTTTGTCGTGGAAAGCCTAGATGCTTTTCCAAACTTGATTGACGCCAGCGAAGGCGGCGGCATTGGTCAATATAAAGATGAGGAAGGCGTTTGGCGCTTGGGCGAAAAGGCCCTTAAGCAAATGACTGAATCTGCCGTTGCACGGCGGAACGCACTTTTGGCTGAAAGTGATTTTTGGGTGACGCAAGCGGCAGAAGCCGGGCGCGGTCTTGATGTGGCTCGAAAATCTTATCGCCAAGCCTTGCGTGATTTACCAACCCAAGATGGCTGGCCCGAAAACATTGCTTGGCCGGAAATGTTGGAAGGTGAAACCGCGCCCATCCCGCAATCCGTCACCATGCGCCAAGCCCGTCTTGCGCTGCTGTCCTACGGCCTGCTGGACGATGTCGAAGCAGTGATCATCACCATGAACGAACCGCAGCGCACACAAACGCAGATCGAATGGGAATATGCCCAGACGGTAGAGCGGGACAACGCGCTTGTTGCGGCGCTTGGCCCGGCGCTTGGCCTAGACGATGCGGCGATTGACAGCCTGTTCACGCTGGCGGCCACATTGTAAGAGACCGCTAATTGTTGTATTGTTGCGCCAGACAGGAGTTCACGGACATGGCCAGCCCGGTGCATAGCGTTATGGAGACGATGAAGCCGGCGGGCGACATCCTGTCGATTGGCGTTGTGCTGGCCACGCTGGCGTCATGGCTGCCCTCAATCGCCGCTATCTTCACCATCATCTGGACGGCGATTCGGATTTACGAAACGCGCACGGTGCAGCGACTTCTAGGCAAGGCTACATAATTCGCTGATCGTCGCAGGGCCGTCCTGTCGCAGCTAACAGGTGACACGTGCCGCGCAATCAACACGATATCGATCCGGCGCGTGATGCCGAGATTTATGCGGCTTATGTAGAGGCCGGCAACAGCGGGCGGGCATTGGCCAGAACGGGCCGCTATGGCGGCAAGATGGGCATCCTGTCAGCGGTGCGGCGACACAAGGCAACGCAAGGCGAAGCCTATGGGGCTGGCGGCATCGGGCAAGGTGCGGAACGCGACGGGCATAGCCCCTACGTCATCAAAGGCGTTTCAACCTATTTCGACGCAGACGGCAATCAGCGCGCCCAATGGGTGAAAACCCGACTAGATGATGAACAACGGCAAGAGGCGATCCGCGCGGCGGCGGAAGCCTTGGCCCAGGACATACCGCCAGCGGAACCCGTCACGCCACCGGCTGCAACCTTGGCCGATCTGCTGAACCTTTACGTTTTCACGGATTACCATGTCGGAATGCTGGCGTGGCACCGCGAGGGCGGCCAAGATTGGGACTTGGCCATTGCTGAAAAACTAATAACAAACGCGTATCGCCATATGATCGACAATGCGCCAGCGGCTAAAATTGGCATCGTTTGCCAGCTTGGCGACTGGTTTCATTACGACAGCTTCAAGCCGCTAACGCCTGCCAGTGGGCATCTGCTGGATGCCGACAGCCGGTTTCCCAAGATGATCGAGGCCGGCGTTCGCATCTTGCGGCGGATCGTTGGCATGGCGCTGGAACGGCATGAGCAAGTGATCGTGCTACATGCTGAGGGCAACCATGACGAAGCCTCATCGGTCTGGCTTCGAGTGATGTTCAAGGCGCTGTTTGAGAATGAGCCGCGCGTTACGGTGGAGGATAGCCCGCTTCCGTTTTATGCGTATCAGCATGGCCAGGTTATGCTAGCGTTCCATCATGGCCACAAAGTCAAGATGGACGGCTTGCCGGCGCTGTTTGCCAGCCAGTTCCGCGAGATGTGGGGCAATACCAAAATGGCCTATGGCCATAGCGGCCATTATCACCATGAAGTGGTCAAGGAGTTTTCCGGCATCAAATGGATGCAGCACCCTACGCTTGCCGCGCGTGATGCCTATGCGGCGCGTGGCGGTTATCATGCAGAGCGGGCAGCCTATGCCATCACCTATCACGCCAAATATGGCCAAGTCAGCACCTTGACCGTCAAGCCGGAAATGTTTGAGTGAAAGCCCGCATCCCTTGGGAAATGCTTAAGGCTGACACGTTTGCAGATCATGCCGACGATGTGGCGATGTTGTGGGCGCGCGAGTTTGCGGATGTCGCCAAAAACGAATTGTTCTGGTTGCGTGGCGTAATTGGCAGCGATGTGCTACAAGGCGCAACGCGCGCCGTAATGGCGCGGGCTTTGAAGCTGGCAGCTTTGGAGGTCGAGCAATGCGATGGCTAACAGAGGCACGGCAATTAATTGGCACGAGGGAACTTCCCGGCGCTGGGAACAATCCCGTCATCATGTCCTGGGGCAACCGGCTTGGCGCACGAGTGCTGGGCATTGCATACGGGGCTGACAGCGTGCCGTGGTGCGGGCTTTATGCCGCCTGGTGCGTTCATCAGGCTGGCATTGCACCGCCCAAGATTGCCATCCGCGCCAAGGCTTGGGCGACTTGGGGAATTCCGCTGTCATTGTCTGCCACGCCACCAATGGGCGCAATCGCTGTCTTTGATCGGCAGGGCGGCGGGCATGTCGGCTTTGTGAATAGCGTCAACGCTGATGGCAGCCTAAACATCTTGGGCGGCAATCAGGGTGATGCTGTCAATGTTCGCCGGTTTACGCGAGACAGGCTCATTGCTTTGCGCTGGCCAGCCGGGCAGCCCATTGGCCCGGCAGCGCGCATCGCAGCAACCGCAGCCGCTAACACAACAGGTGAGGCATGATCGAATATATCAAAGCGCGGTTGCGCGAAAAAACGACTTGGGCGGGCTTGCTGGCAATCGTGCTGGCGGTCTCGCTGCTTGTGATCCCGGTGATCATGCCTGCTGATGCTGCGGCGCTGGCCAGCCAGAATGTTCAATGGCTAATCACCGCGCTGTTCGTCGGCGGGCTGGGCGGCGTTGTCTGGCATCGAAAGATTTGACCATGTTCGTGCCAGCCTGGGCCTTGCGTGTCGCGCCGTATGTTGGCGGCTTGCTGCTGATCGTGGCGGCTTATGTGTGGGCCTATGGGCGTGGCGTTGATGCAGAGCGCGGCAAGTGGCAGGCAGTGCAAGCCAAGGCGGCAGAGGTGCAGCGCCAGCGAGAGGTGGCATTGCAGGCGCAAGTTGACGCTGCTGGCGTGGCGCTGTCAGAAGCGCAGTCTCGTATTTCCAACAACGCCGGCAAAGCGCAAACCATAACGAGGACATATTATGTTGCGAACCCTAGCAGCAATGTTGCTTGTCTTGATGATGGCCGGGTGCAGCACATCACGCAAAGTGACGCCGCCGCCATTGGCAATCCCGCAGCCGCCAAGTGACGCTTTACAGCCTTGCGCCATCCCGGCACTGCTTGGCGGATCGGCGGAAGCGGTGGAGTTGGCGTTGATCGAACGCGGTGCAGAGATTGCCCGTTGCGAGGCGAAGCGGGCGGCGCTGGTGCAAGGCTGGCCGAAGTGAGGTGATGACATGGCGAAAGACCCAAGACTAAAGGCGGTGGGCGTGGAAGGCTATAACAAGCCAAAACGCACACCGACCCATCCGACGAAAAGCCATGTCGTTGTCGCCAAGGAAGGCGACGAAATAAAGACGATCCGCTTTGGCCAGCAAGGCGTGAAGGGATCGCCGCCGCGCGAAGGTGAAAGCAAAGCCGACAAGGCAAGGCGGGCGGCCTTCAAAGCCCGCCACGCTGAAAACATCGCCAAGGGCAAGATGTCGGCTGCCTATTGGTCAAACAAGGTGAAATGGTGATGCCACTGAAAATGGGATATAGCGCCAAGAGCGTGAGCGCCAACATCAAGGCGAAAATGAAAGCCGGCAAGCAGCAGAATCAGGCTGTTGCCATTGCGCTGTCGGTTGCGCGCAAGGCTAAGGCGAAGGCCAAGAAAAAGAGCTAAGTTGGCGTCATCAGGTTAGCATCAGCGCGCTTTCGGCCATTGGCGCGGGCAGCCTCATAGATAGCGCGGCGATGCCGGCGCAGCGCATCTGTGAAGCGGTAGACACTGCCCCAGCCAAAATGATGCGCCAATTCGGTCAACGTCTTGTCGCCAATGTCACGATCAGCGGCGGGCAGAGTGGGCATAGTGCCGGGCGGGCGCGGCGGATTGGTCGTGCGCTTCGGGCTTTCCTCATTGGCCATTCGCACTTCCACCGATCTGACCTGTGACAGATGCGCCCTGATGCGCTCGTTAGCAAAAATGCGAACCATGCGCCCATCGGGATATAGATTCCAAAAGCGCCGATCATGAATAATGACTTTGGGCTTCATGTCACAGACTCGCGGGCTGGCGGTTGGCGGAATGTTTGACCAATGCGTTCAGCACGATTTGATTGGCTGGGCGGCGGCGGCGCTGCAACTGCCATGTGTAAATCGGCTGTCCCTCGCTGGTTAGTGCGCGATGCCACATGGCGAAAATATAGCCCTCATCGTCTAGCAGCCTCACAAAGCGGCCAAGATCACCGGGAATTGAATGGGTGGCATCGCTTACAATCTTGGCGACGATGTTGCCTTCCGGCGCGTCCATCACCCATGCAGCAACTTCCTTGGCGCTATACATTGTGCGTCCTTTCAGATCATTGCCAGCAAGGCAAGGCAGATAAACAGGCAGGCCATTGGCAGGGCTTCGCGGATCATTGTGGTTGTCTCCTGTTATCGAGCGTGAGTGGTGCGGGCGAGGCCAGCGGCGACAGCCGCTTCGCGGGTGGGGTATTCGCCGCCATCCCAGCGCAGACCGCGACTGCATACCAATGTCAGATCGAAATGCTCATCAATGCTGACCAATGGCGCGTTGACACCATAATGGGCGGGGAACGTGGCTGCCGGGATGTGGCGGATTTTAAAGGCATTCATGGTGGTCGTCTCCCGTTGTTGGTTGGTTAGTGAAAGCAAATCAGTCGTTGATCCAATCGTGCGCCGCGATGCCAGCCCAATCTTTGGTGCCGCCGCTCTGCACCTTGGCGGCCTTAAACTGGCCAGCCCAGCCAAACGCAACCGCATATTTGCCGCGCGCAAGATGAGTGATCTTTGCCCATTTGCCGTTGCTGCGGATGTATTTTTCGCTGCCGATCATTGTGGTCGTCTCCTGTAGGGCGCTGCCCCGTTGTTTATGCCATGATACTGCCAGAGGCCCGCCATATGCGTCAAGCATAAAAATATGCTTGCAGCATTTTATTTTGACCCCTATGGGCAGCGGCATGAGCAAAATCATGACCCATGCAATGCGTGCCGCTGGCCTAAATGATGTCACGCTGGCCGCGCTAATCGGCTGTTCGCAGTCGCATATCAACCGGATTCGTAACGGCAAAATGACGCCGCGACGGGTGATGGCTAACGCTATCGAACGCGCTTTAAGCGTTCATGGCTTGGCCGATGAACTAACCAAAAGGGAGCAAGACGCATGACGCTAAAGAACTGGACGCCAGACGAAGATGCAATTCTTACCCGCATGATGCAGGCCGGTGACACCTATGCACAGGTTGCAGCCGCTTTGCCGGGCCGAAATATTTCGGCGATCAAATGCCGCGCCTATCGGCTGAATTGCAACAATACGCGAGTTGATGGGCGCTGGTATGGCAAGGCTGATGCAACGCTGCGGCAGATGTGGTCGGATGGCGCTACCATTATGGAGATTGCGGATCGGCTTGGCGTGGCCCACACATCGGTGCGCCGCCGCATTGAGCGCATCAATCTGCCGCCGCGCAAGTCAGCGGTTCGCGCAATCGGCACCGGCTGGGCTGCTAATGATCTGGCTATTGAGCGCAGCATTCGCCAAGCCACGGCGGCATTCGAGCGCCATTATCGTGACGTAGCAGCCAAGCGGCGATGGCATGTCTGGCAATATGCAGCGTAATGTTTTGGCGGCGGGCTTAAAAATCCGCCGCTTTTATGTGCGCTTCGATCTGGCGCTTGGCATCGTCTGCACCATAGCAAACCAACACCGTCTGGCCGATTGATGCTAGGTAAAGGTGCCAGCTTTTTTGATCTGGCGACAAGCGCCCGCCCTGTGATCGCTTCATTTCCACCCACAATCCCCAAGCCGGCACAAATAGATCGGGAACGCCCCGGCTAACGCCTTCGGCTTTCAGCTTGGCCGCAGTGCCGCGTGATCGCCAGCCGCCATTCGGGATCGCAAATATGCGAACATCAGAAAACTTGCGGCGGAACCAGAACACGACTTCACGCTGTTCTTCATGCTCTGTCGGTAGCCGTTCCGTGCGCTCTTTCAAAACGGCACTTCCCGACTTTGCACATCGTATGGATCGAATGCCTTCCAATCCGTGCAGGCGTTTGGCGTTCCCTGAAACTGATGCGGCGGCGTTGCGGCGTGTTTGTGGCAATGGTTGGTTTCCCTGTGGAAATAGTTGCAATCCCAGCACAGTCTAGGCCGCGCAGCTTCCCAGTCAATTAGTGCGGCTGGCTTTGTTGCCATGCTCATCCCCATAGCCTCCCAATGATGCGATAATATTTGCCATCGCGTTTGTATGTTATGCCAGTTGGCGGCTTGCCACCGTTTAGGATCGCCGCAACTCCGTCTAGCGTCATGCTAGGCTTAAGCGCAACGCCGGCATTGCTGGCGATGATGCCAAGCGTGGCCACCGCTTTCTCCCCGGCATAACCTTCGTGCGTCACGGTCAAATATTCTTTGACGCCAGGATCGGACAGAGCGCCATAATAGGTAACTTCGAGCATATCCTTGCCGCTGGTTTTGCTGGTATGCTTGCGCCAGCGCCAGGACGTGACAGGCATTTCGGACGGCGCAAATCCCATGATGTCATCGTTGTGCAGCCGGTAGGTTTTAGGCTCTGGCGCGGGAAACTCTGAGCCACAAGCCGGGCAGATTTTCACGCTGGGATGGCATAGCTCATCGCAAAACTCGCACACCTTCACCGGAACTTCACCGTCGCCTTTGCCGGCTTTGTTTGGCGGCTGCACAGCAGTGATCGGGCCGTGTGTAGCTACAACGCCGGCAAAGTCTAGAACAAGGCAATCAGCCTTGCCCGGCGCAACGCGAAGCCCGCGCCCTGCCATCTGCACATAGAGTGCCGGTGACATGGTGGGCCGCAGCATGGCAATCAGATCAATGGCCGGGAAGTCAAAGCCGGTGGTCAAGACTTGGGCATTGGTCAAAGCCTGAATGCGCCCAGCCTTAAAGTCGCCGATCATCCGTTCGCGTTCAGCCTTTGGCGTTGTGCCAGTCACGCAATTGGCTGCGATGCCGCGTTCGTTTAGCAGATCGGCAATGTGCTGGGCATGTTGAATTCCTGTACAAAACAGCAGCCAATGCTTGCGATCCGCGCCAAGTGCCATGATTTCAGCCACAACGGCGGCGTTGTTGTCGTCGGTATCAACCGCCGCTTGCAACTCGCTTTCGATAAATTCGCCGCCACGTTTGTGGACGCCATCAAGATCAAAGCGGGCTTTCGTCACCTTGCTTCGCAGCGTTGTCAGAAACCCCTTGTAAACCAGTTCTTCAATCGTCACCGGATCAATCAGGCCATCAAATAGCGCGGGCTTGTCGGTGATAAGGCCGTGGCCTAGGCGGTAAGGCGTGGCTGTCAACCCGATAACACGCAACGCCGGATTGATGGCCAGCAAGGCGTTTAGTAACGTCCTATAACCGCCCTCATCCTTGTGCGACACAAGATGGCATTCGTCGATAATGACAAGATCAACATGCCCTAGCAGCCGCGCCTTTTCGCGCACCGATTGGATGCCTGCAAAAGTAATCGGCTCTCCAAGCTGGCGCTTGCCAATGCTGGCGCTGTAGATGCCCAGCGGTGCGCCGGGCCAATGCTCCCGCATTTTGGCCGCGTTCTGTTCAATAAGCTCCTTCTGATGCGTCAACATCAGCACCCGCGTTTCAGGCCAATTTTGCAGCCCTTCCTTGCAAAGTGTAGCTACAATGTGGCTCTTGCCCGCGCCGGTTGGCAGCACAAGGCAAGGATGCCCATCGTTTGAACGAAGCCAATCGTAAAGCTGGTCGATGGCGCGGCGCTGGTAATCACGAAGCATCAAACGCACTCGCCAAAGCCTGCACCGTCTCATTGATCAACTGGCGTGATGTCAGCCCGCCAACGCCATTCCGCAGGCGTGACTGCCCAATCAGCCAAGTGACAGACAAGCCGTCATCGCTGCCTTCCATCTGCCACGGCACAAGGTCAGGGTGAAAAACGTGGTCATTACATCCGTCATACTGAGCCTCTGGCGGAATCGCCATGTCCCACCGGGCGCAGTGCCAGGTGCTGTCATCTTTCGGCGTTGCGTGGGCGCATGTGCGGCAATTCACTTCCTTCGTCGGCTGTGACTTGTGGCACATCGCCTTTGCGGGACACCAGCCGCATTGATACCATGTCGGATCGGTTGAAATAGGGGGGGGCATCCTGTCGGCCAACGCTATTGCCCGGCCTTTGGCAATGGCGGCATCCGCCACGTCTTTGTCATACCGCACCCGTTCGCAGTGCAGCCGATCATCGTCTTTGCACACCGCCACATAAAGCGCCCGCGTCAAATCCAGCCCGGCCATGTAAACTTGCATCTGCACATAGTGCTGCCACTTGGACAGGCGAACGCCTTTAGCCGCCAGATCGTCAAAGCTCTTTTTTCCGTGCGTCTTAAATTCTAGCAGATGCTCCGTCTTTGGCGCTTCGGGAATGCCCAGGCCAATCCCGTCAATGCTGCCGCTAACATGCGCGCCAAAATCAACGCGGTTTTGCTGGCCATGCACAGCGATGCCCACCGCTTCCAGATCGGCAATAATCGTCGCTTCCTCGCTATGGCCACGGCGGAACAAGCGCAGGGTGCGGCCTTCAAACTGTTCGACAACAGCCCAGCGAAACGATAGCCAAAGCCACCGATCACAATGATGGCCAAGCAGGCTTGCGCCAAGGTGCGGGCGTGGCCGTTCACGCTTGGCAGCGTGGTGAGCATCTATCAGGCTTGCAACGGCGCTTTGATCGACTATAATGACTTCCGGCAGTTTTGCCATGTGTGTCTCCTCCCGTGAACAACTTGGGGCTGGCTCATCACCAGCCCCATTTTTTGTTGTTACTTTGCCCAGGGCGGTTTGGCGCTAGATGCAGCCGGTGCAGCGGCAGCTTTGGCAACAGCCGGCGCAGGAAGCCCAGCGCCAGCCAGAGCGCGATAACCGCCGACTTCGTTGCGGGCTTGGCTGTAGCCGCGCGCCACATCATCCGGTGATGGATGCTTGATCTTCACCTTGATCTGCAACTGCCCGCCGACAAGCTGGTCGCTATCCTCAACGCGAGGCAGGCCGATGGCGCGCATGATTTCGCCAAGCTGTTGCCGGCCAATTTCTTCGGCCTTGGCAGACTGGTTGCGGATGTTGATCGCCGCAAAGATGACCCGGCCTTGGTGAGTTGGCCCGGTGATGTCGAGGCGCAGATCAATCTTCGTGCCGGTGCCGGATTTGGTCTGCCCAACTTCCGCCTTGGCGATCATTGCGCTGTAAAGCCCTTCGGGCAGCAATTCATATTCGCCGCTGTTGCCGGTGGGCAGATCGTCGGCGTTAAAGCTTTCTCCAAGTGTAGCCATTCTCTTAATCCTTCTTGCTGATGTTGAATGTCGGGCGACCGGGTGTGGATGTGATGGCATCCAACAGCGGTTCAGTGATGGTTGCAGCGGCAGCTTTCCATGCCGTTGCGTTTATTTCAGGTTTCCAGCGGAAAAGGCTGGGCAAGTGATCGGCTAGGCCATGCTCTGCCGCCAAGGCTTGCAGCTTGTCAGAATCAATCTTGCGATTGATGCGGCCAACAATCTTCACTGCATAGCCATCACGGTCAAAGTTGCTGGTGCCATCAAGATTAGCCGGCAAAGCCAATTCAAACGCCATCGCATCTTCTAGATCACGGCGCGTCTTAATGGCGGCTTCCTCCACCGCCTTGGCGTTTAGCCATTGCTGATAGATTGGCACGGTCACTGCATAGCCTCCATTGCAAGGACGTAAGCGGTCACGCTGAACAGCAAGCAGGCAAATATGCTCCCCCAAGCTGCACTGACGTGCCGATCACGGATGTTGCCATTGATCACCGGCAGAGCGCCGATGGCGAATATCGCTTGTGCGATGGCTAGGGCGATTAGCATGGTTACACCGCCTTCCGGTAACGTGGTTGCAGTCTGGCATGAGATTTAGTGGATTCGCTTCGGCCAAGACCGCATATTTCAATGTCGCCCGCTTTTAATGCGCTGCGGATGCGGCCACCAATAGCGCCACCCCATGCGTTATGATGATGCGGATTTCCGCAGCCGCCAAGCAAAGCAAAGATTCGGATTTCTTCGCCAATAAACGTGCGGCCATGCGGCACATTCTGCAAAAACACGTCAATTTGAGCATATGCAGACTGTTTCCAATCATCATCTGCGGCGTCCATGACCCGCGCAATGCCCGCATCTTTTGCGGCAATGCTGGCAAACATATCAACTTGCATCATGACACACTCCCAATCTTTGCAATGATCGCGCCAAGGTCTGGCGCTTCCCACTGAGACAGCCTGCCGGAACGATCCTTAGCCTGCCAAAGCCCATCGCTGTCGGTAAGCAGCGCACGGTGGGCGTTGCCATCAGCATCACGTTCGACACGCAGCGCCATCACAAGGTCGAAGAAATATGGCAAACCTTGCGTTAGGCTCTTGCCCGGCATGGACGCATTGTAAAGAATGCGCCCCATCTCATCCTGAGATTTTTCCAGCTTGGCAGACATATAGACATGCTTGCCGGGCAGATCACGGAAGGCACGAATGAGTTCGTTCATTTTGGTGCTAAGTTCGCCATAGGCCGCGCGGCCATCTTTGTTGGCTTTGAGTTCAGCGTTCAGCACCACTTCGGCAACTTCTGACAAGCTGTCGATAGCCACCGATTGAAAGCCTTTGGCTTCCTCGCTGCCGGTAAGCCACGCATACGCATCGTGCAGATCGGCCAAACTTTTGACTTCAATATAAGGCACATCAGCACCGGCAATAGAAAGCAAGCCGCCTTCCGCACTGATTGCCACGACATTGGGCAAGGTCGAAATCAGGCTGGTTTTGCCAGCGCCTGCCTGGCCATATACGCACAGCTTAACACCATTGGCGGATAGGCCGCCTGTCCTCTTTAGGTTGATAGCCATTGGTCTTTCTCCAACACCGCAGTCGGCTAATCCGGTCGCGGTGTGATTGAGGGCTTTACAGGGCTTCGCGGCGGTTGTAAAGCGGAAAAATGCAGAAACGGAACGGAGCCGCAAAAAATGCTAACGCTTGATGAAATCAGGGCCGGGCTTAAGGATCGCCAGCCTGGCAAGGTCGCCGCTGCGGTGGGCGTCCATCCTACGACGATTAGCGCAATCCGTGAAGGCCGGCGTTCGCCGCGCTATGAAGTGGCTAAGGCGCTGTCAGATTATTTGATGGGGGGGGGTAATGCGAATTGAGAAAATTGGCGCGGCAACGCTTTATCTAGGCGATTGCCTTGAAATTATGACCCAGCTTGATGCGGTTGATCACATTATTTGTGATCCACCATACGAAGCATTTATTCATAAAATGAAAAATGAACTTGCAAGGCGGATTCGTGCTGACCGTGGCCCCGACTTAAAGCCATTAGATTTTGATTCAATTGATAGCATTCGATCAGATGTGGTTCGCCTGGGCGCAGCTTTGTCCAATGGTTGGTTTATCGCATTTTGCACTCCTGAAGGAGTTTGGCTGTGGGCAGATGAGATTAATCACAGCACGATGAAATATAAGCGCGCTTGCGTTTGGGTGAAGCCTGACGCCACGCCACAACTAAATGGACAGGGGCCGGCGCAAGGCGCTGAAAACTTTGTTTGTGCATGGGCCGGTGATAGCTATGCGCGGTGGAATGCAGGAGGCAAGCGTGGTGTGTATACACATTGCACCAACAATTCTGAACGTGAAGGCACACACCCTACAGAAAAGCCCCGCCGTTTAATGGCTGAAATAATAGGCGACTTTACTATGGATGCCCAAACTATCCTTGACCCCTTCATGGGCAGCGGCACCACTGGCGTGGCAGCCGTTCAGATGGGCCGCAATTTCATCGGGATCGAACGCGAACCTAAGTATTTCGACATAGCTTGCCGCCGCATTGAGCAGGCACAACGTCAAGGTGATATGTTTATTGAAAGGGCGTCAAATGGCTGACCTAACCAAAATCCTAGATGGCCCGTGGTCACCACCAGCCCAGCCGCAGTTTGACCCGCCAGAGGCGCAACTAGCTGCCGCGATGGAACAGGCGGGCATAACCCCGCCGTCACATATCCAGCTTGATGGCAAACTGCATCGTTTCAACGGCAAAACCAAAGGCAAGCCCGGCCATGATGTGCCATCGTGGTATTGCGCTTTTGGCGATGGTGTTCCAGCCGGGCGGTTTGGTGATTGGCGTCTAGGTGTTGAAATTACATGGCGCGCAGATGTTGGCCGGACTTTAACGCCAGCAGAAGAGGCGATCAATGCGCGGCGTTTGGCGGAAGCGAGGAAGGTGCGAGAGGCTGAATTGCAACGCCAGCGTGAGGTTGCATCAAACACGGTAGAAGACATTTGGTCGAAAGGTATGCTGGCAGAGTCGTGGCATCCATACCTTGAGCGCAAGGGCATTGCTGGTCACGGTTTGCGTGTTACGGGCGATGGTCGCTTAATGGCACCAATCTTTACGGCAGATGGCAACTTATCCAGCTTGCAATATATTCAAAACGAGGGCGAAAAACGGTTTCACCCTAGCGGCCAAACAAGCGGTTGCTTTTGGATGGTCGGAACAATGGATGAGCCTGGGCCGCTGTTTATCGCAGAAGGCTTTGCCACCGCCGCAACCATTCTGGAATCTACCAATCGGCCATGCGCCATTGCCTACAGCGCCCACAATTTGCCAAGCGTAACAGGCGCATTGCGTGATCGTTATGGAAGCGGGCAAGAGATCATTGTTGTGGCAGACAATGACAAGTCTGGCGTCGGCATGGCGTATGCAACGCAAGCTGTTGCAAAGCATGGAGGCCGCGTGGTGATGCCTCCGCAGGAAGGCCAAGACGCCAACGACTACCGTGCGGCTGGTGGTGATCTTAAGGCGTTGCTCTTGCCGACCAGTGGCACGGAGGCCATGCGGCGGCTAGAAGTGCAGTTTGGCGATGAACTGCCAGCCGAATATGAACCGCCAGATGAACTGGTCGAAGATGTTATAGTGCGCGGCAAATCCACCGTGATCTATGGGGACAGCAACAGCGGCAAGACGTTTTTTGCGCTTGGCCTGGCTGCCGCCATTGCCGAAGGACGCGAAGCATATGGCAAACGCACCGATCCCGGTATCGTTGTCTATCTGGCGTGTGAAGCGCCTGGCAGCATCAAAGCCCGGCTAAAGGCCATTGCCAAATTTCAGAACGTCTCGCTTAAGCGCATTGCCGTTGTGCCAGTGCCGCTCAATTTTTATACCGGCGATGCAGACGCGGCTGCCGTTATTGCTGCGATCCGAGAGATTGAGGCTATCAAAGGCCAAGCGGTTAAACTGGTGATCGGCGACACCTTGGCCCGTATGTCATCCGGTGCAAATGAAAACAGCGGCGAAGATATGGGGCCGGTCATGGATCGGTTTGAGGAAATTTGCCGCGCGACTGGTGCAGCTATGCTGATCATTCACCACAACGGCAAAGACGCAGCCAGAGGCGCACGCGGCTGGTCGGGCATCCGCGCCCATATCGACACTGAGATTGAGGTGGTGGAAAAAGACGGCCAGCGCAGTGCGACCATCACGAAGCAACGCGAGTTGGCTTCTAAGGGTGAGATCATTTATTTTAAGCTGGAAATAGTGGAGATGGGCGAAACCAAATTCGGCAAGCCTGCCACCACATGCGTTGCGGTTCTAGATGACGGCGCGCGAAAGCCGAAAGGGCCACATAAGCACGCCGAAGCGTTGAAGCTGTTCGAACGCGCCTTTTTCAACACCGGGGCCGAACGGCGGCCATTCTATGAAGGCCAGCCGCAAGTGCCATACATTACCGAATCCGGGCTAACCCACTTTATGGAAGTCAGCTTACGCTGGGATAAACGAAAAATCACCAACGCCATGAACATGAACAGCGCCACAAGCTGGGTTCAAACACTGCTTGCTGATGGCATGATCGCGCAATTTGAGCATGGCTTTGTGGTGCTGGCAGACGACCAAACCAGCGGTTGGGTGTCCTGACTTAAACTACCCTTGACTGACTTTGTGAGGTATAATATAGCCAAGAAGGGAAGGTTGGGGAGGCAGCTAAATGCTGATTTTCTACCCTTCCCTGTCCCTACATCCTATGCCCCCTGTTATTCAAAACAGGGGCAAGGAGCAAGGGCCGGGAATAGAAAGCAGCACGGTCGTTTTGAAAGGGCTGTCATGGATTTTAAGGATACGCTGATTAAGGCTCTTGGCACGGTGCAAAACGGCACCGTTTTTAAGCGCGCACAGGTTTATGATTATCTGATCGGGTGCGGCTATGCCGAACGCACGGCAACCAACGTGCTAACGCCAAGCCGCAAGGGCAGCATGATCAACACGCTTCTGGCTGATGGCGTGATCGAACATCATGGCCCGCTTGGCTATCGCATCATCAACAACGAAGCGTTCAAGGCGAGGGCGCGCAAAAACACCGGGCGCGTTTTGCGATACGAGGGCAAGCCGAAAGAGGGATGGCAGCCAATGGGCTTAATGAGCAATCCCGGAGATTATGAAGCTGAATTGCTTTTGTGCGGTCAGCGGTTTGGCAAAGCATGTTGGAACCTTAAACTTTACGCAGACGGCACAATGCCACGCAAAGCGAACTGGTGGTTGCAATACAAGAATGGCAAGCTGTTTGGCAGCGATGCAGCAACGCTCAAAGCCAACATGCCGGATGTTTATGAAGCCGTCATTGAGGACGTGGGTGAAATTGAGGAAGCGCAATGACCGATCACATAAATCCAGATCACTACCGGCAAGGCGATGTGGAGTGCATAGACGCTCTGGCGGCTGCGACGGCGAACCTATACGGGATCGAGGCCATCTGCACAGCCAACGCGATCAAATATCTTTGGCGCTGGCGTGAGAAGGGTGGCGCTACAGACTTGGGCAAGGCGAAGTGGTATATTGAACGGCTGATGCGAGAGGTGGTTGCGGAAAGCGGCCAGAAGGCTTAATTTGAGCGGATGCAGCCCGTAATTAAAACTGAGCAAAAACGCAAAGTGGGTGATGGCACTCCTGGCCCTGGCCGCCCGAAAGGGTTGCAGAACAAAACGACCGTTACGATCCGTGAAGCGATCCTAAAGGCGTTCGACAAGGCTGGCGGTGCGGATTATCTGGCGCGCATGGCCGACGAACAGCCCGTTGCGTTCATGGCGTTGTTGTCTAAGGTGCTGCCAACGCAAATTAATGTTGGCACCAAAGCCGATGGCATCAAGATCGTAATCGAGCGGGCAGCACCGGCCAACGGTGACGATGCCAAAGTGATTGACATAAAGCCAAATGCATGAGGTGAAAATCCAGCTAACGGAGCCTCAAGAGGCTTTCGTTTTCAGCAAGGCCCGTCATCCGGCGATGGTGGCGGGCTTTGGCGCTGGCAAGTCTGAGGCCGCCGTGGTGCGCCTGGCGTTGCTGGCCCTGCAATATCCTCGCATGGACTTTGCGTTTGTCGAACCAACCTTTGACCTGGTGCGGCTGATTGCATGGCCGCGCTTTGCCGGCATCTTTGAACGCTGGGGAATCGGCTTTGAGCTAAACAAGGGCGACAACATCGGAACGCTGGAAAACGGCAGCCAGATCATCTTTCGTTCAGCAGACGCACCGGAACGGCTGGTGGGCTTTGAAGTGGCCGACGCGATCATTGACGAAATCGACACGCTTAAGGAAGCCCATGCGTCTGATGTATGGACAAAGATGTTGGGCCGGTGCCGGCAATCAAAGCCTAATGGCGCAGTCAACACGCTGGCCGCCGTGTCAACGCCGGAAGGCTTCAAGTTTGTCTACAAGACTTGGGGCCGCGATCCGAAGCCCGGTTATGAATTGATCAAAGCGCCGACTAACTCAAATCCCTATCTGCCTGCCGGCTATGTCGAACAGTTGCGGGCTGCCTATTCATCGGCGCAGCTTTCCGCATATCTTGACGGTGACTTCGTCAACCTTGTGAGCGGCAGCGTATATTCAGAGTTTGACCGGCAGGAAAA